CAGAAATGCTCGTCAGCGGTAGGAACTGGACGCAACGGGAGCTTACAGAGCGACGCTTAGAGGAAGAGATGGCTCTTGTTCAAGGGAAGACGCCAATAAAGCCGCCCCGCGCCGCCCGCCCCGCGCCCGCCGTGGTGCCGTCGATCGTAGCGCCTTGCCCAGCCTCCGTAGCCGTAGGCCCCGACTGTGCAGCGGGAGCCGTCCAGTATGCGAACGATGTCCTATCGGGAGCGGTCATAGCAGGGCATCTCGTAAAGCTGGCTGCCAAGCGATTCCTCGCCGACATCGCAGACGGTGCAACCCGAGGATTCACCTTCTCGCCCGCAGCCGCCCAAGCGCCTGTGGACTACGTTGCAGGACTCGGGCTGGAACTACTCCCCTTTCAACTTTTCCTCCTGGCGGGAATCTTTGGCTTCGTCAAGGCGGATGGATCGAGGCGCACGAAGATTGCACACGTCGAACTGAGCAAGAAAAATGGGAAAAGTACATTGTCTGGAGGTCTGGCGCTGCATCTAGCGTCGCCGCGTTCAATCAACGGCGACGGTGCGACGAATCCCAAAGTCATTATGGCGGCAACGACAAAAAGCCAAGCAGCGGATATCTGCTTCCGTCAGGCACTTCAGATGCGGCTCAAGAATCCTGCACTTGAGGCGATTACAAAAGTTTCCCGAGACACCATTTCGTTTCCCGCGAGCAATGCACTCGTGCAACCGATTCCAGCGAACTCGGACAAACTTAACGGTCTAATCGACGTTCACGGCTTGATCGTAGACGAACTGGCGGATCACAAATCGCCAGATTTATACAACCGCCTACACTCTACGCAGATCGGCTTACGCAATGCCCTGACGATCACCATTTCAACGGCTGGCGCTGAACGCATCGGAAATATTTGCTGGGAGAATAGAGAGCACGCCTTGCAAGTTTTGGAAGGTGCCATCGTTGACGATGGATTTTTTGCCTTTATAGCAACCTTAGACGAAGGCGATTCTTGGATGGACCCTAAGTGTTGGATCAAAAGCAACCCTGGTCTTGGCGTTCTGATTCCAGAAGAGAATTTGGCGGCTGAATGTTTGCGTGCGAAAACTATTTCATCTGCCCGCAGTTCGTTCGAACGCTATCACGCTAACATTTGGTCCGCCGTCAGTGAACACAGGTGGATATACCCCGAGACACTGGCGAAGACCGAAGTGCTATTTATCAACGGTTCTGAAAAAGCCTGCACGGTTAGTGAGCGCATAGCTCAAGCGGCAGCAAGGTTGCAAGGCAAGAAGTGCATCCTAGGCTTCGACAGAGGAATTTCCAACGATCTTTCAGCCTTGGCTGCAATCTTTCCCCAAGAGAATAACCGAGATGCATACGAGGTTCTCTTCAAGTTCTGGGTTCCCGAAGACAGCATCGTTGAGCGGACCATGCAGCACAGAGTTCCCTACAAGCAGTGGCGTGATAATGGCTGGCTCATTGCGACTCCTGGTGCAATGACCGATCAGCGGCGGATTGCCGAGGATATCCTAGACTTTGTTGAGCAGTTCAGCGTTCAGGAATGCGGTCTCGACCCTGCCCACGCCGATGTTTTGTATGAAGTTTTGAAAAACAGCGGAATGACGTGTAGCGCAGTTCGCCAAGGCTTCAATCTTTCTGGTGCAATCGTCAAAGTCGAAGAGTTACTTGTCGGCGGGAAACTTTGTTTACACGGAAACGAGATAGCCCTTTGGAATATCGGCAATGCACAAATCGACTCTGGAAAATATCAGGTGCGATTAGACAAGGAGCGTAGCAGAGAAAAAATCGACGGAGCCGTTGCTTTGTGCAACGCATTCTCCGTTCAGATGACCCGCCCAATGCCCAGAATAATTACTCTTGACGATCTGCGCAGCGGAAGAGCCGGAATCATGGTGATCTAATGGACCGAATGAACAGAACTTGCAGAGAAGCAACATGCGCGACATTGACGAACACTCGTTCTGGGTTTTGCCCAGCCCATACTATCCAGAACGCACAGCTAACTCGTGTCCGTGAGCGGGACAAGTTCAGGCATCAAGAAACATATCAAAAACTTTATAACACCCGCTGGTGGCGGAAATTAAGGGCGATGAAGTTAAGCCAAGACCCGATGTGTCAGGGTAGGCCATTTGATGAAGCCTGCCGAAACTTCGCTTCGACGGTTCACCATAAAATCCCACATCGGGGGGATCACAAGCTGTTCTGCGATTTGGAAAACTTGGAAAGTTTATGTTTTGCTTGCCACGACAGCATCCGTGGTGAAAAGGAGAATCAATGATTGAGAGGTATAAATATCTTTACCCTGGAACACTTGGATTTGTTAACAGCGGCGGGATGGTTTGCATAGCAAGCGTGAGTCTTCATCGTGTGCCGATCGGCTTATATATCTTCGCAAACAAAGACCTCAAAGCATTCGAGAAAACGCTATTCTTTGACCGTTGGAAAGATGCCCTAGTTCTGTTTGACCAACAGAAGCCCGATGTTGGCAGCATTCTCTTGGATGTCGTTCGCATCGAACAAACGAACAGAATCGGCTACAGCACAAAAGAAGTAGTGACGGAGGTCTTTCAAAGCGGATCGCCCTGCCCAGAAAATGCTATTGATCCTATTTTGGCTTGGATGACGAAGACCGATTTCTTCGGAAGTCTTAGGTCGCTAGAGAAAGATAGTCAGGCGCAGATGATCCTTCACTATTTTAACTCGTTAGGCGTCGATCAAAACGGTGTCAAGACATTTACAGGAGCCCGTGACAGGACCGATCCTATTCGTGCATTCGTCTACGCCGTCTACGCCAGTGGCTTACTTCAAGAGTTTCAGAAAGCCAAAGATGACGCCGAACTCATTAGAACGAATCATGAAGTAGTCTTTGAATACACTGGTGGATGTTCGGCGTACATGGATACGAGAAATGCCATCGGTCTGCGAGATGCAGGACACGGGAAGATAAGGGAGAAATAATATGCTTGGTGAAATGGTTTTTATGAACATCAAAAGAATCTTCAGCCCGAACAACTGGGAGGTCCAAGGAGATTCAGCAGTATATGATTGCCCGTTCTGCGCTCAGAAGTGGTACTTTCCTTTGACTGGTAGCAGACCCGTTGCGATTTGCTGCACACGAGCCCAAAAATGCGACCTCTCCGACGCTCAACTGGCAAAGCCTCCTGCTCCGACAGTTGTGCAAGAGGCGGAGAAGCACGGCGTCGAGGTTCTGACAGATTCAGATAACTGGTTCACCGTAATCCGCAATCGCTAATCAAAACAAAAACTGAATAATCGCTGCAATTACCGCAGCAGAGGTGTGTATGCAACATTATCGCTTCGCAGTTGCAGAAGATGGGACTCGCTACAGATTCGAAGTGCATGATGCCGTTGAGCCTGACCCGCCGATTGACGATTCTATCCACGGAAAACTTGACAGAATCCTTGCCGAACTCGCTGCGCTTCGCAAGGGAACCGCTACGCCCGCTGACGGCGAACACCTAGTTTTACCTGGTGTCGGCGAGCCTATAACACTCATCACGAAACCCGCTGGCGTAGGTTCGCAGCAGTTCGGATTTGATGAAGAGAATCTGAATCCTGAGATCGTGGCATATGTACAAAAGCACCAACTGAATGAAGGAGTATCAAAGTGACTAGCGGCGAACGTTACACAACGATGTGCCAAGAGTTGAGAAGTATTGTGGATGATGTCGGCGGAGTTTTACTCACGCTACCTGCCAGCCCCGCCGAGGTTTTCAGGCTCTCACTGCTCGCAGACCATTTACGGGAAAAGATTTCCAACTACAAAAAAGGCAAGCGGATTATCGGTCGTGTAGAGACTCGTGACGAGTGGCAAGCGTCAGTTGACGCCCGAGTAGAAGAGAAGATTGCCGAACACCAGACAAAGCAAGCGGAGGATGTCAAGGGACTCAGTGAAGCCGAACTTGCCCAGCGCCCGCATTCTGACAGGCGACTGCGGTGAGACGCTGTTTAATAGGAGAACACGTCGGCAGGTTCAAAGTACTTCTTTCGTACGGGAGAAATAAGCACGGCCATTTACGTTACCTGTGTGTTTGTAAGTGCGGTGAAACATTCGTGACGCTTCGCAACACCATCCTTGCCGAGCGTGTTTGCAGTTGCGGCTGCTTCAGGCGTGAGGCTACTGCAAGATTTAATATTCGCACTAAACGTGGCAAGCCTCGCCCGCCGCGTAGACTGAAATACAAATCAAACCAAAATAGGAGAAACAAATGCAAGTAGGTTCAATACAAGTATTCGAAACAGACGAAGAGAAGCAAGCAGCTAATGAGATTACATGGAACGCTCGCAGATTGACCGTCAATCTGTTGAATCGCGTCGTACAACTAGAAGCCGACAAACTTTATTTGAGCAATCGTCTAAGTGACCTGTCGTCGCGCATCGCTAACCTTGAAGCGAAGAAGAAAGCCAATGCTTAAAATCGGACCACTAGAATTAGACATCACTGCGGAAGACCAACAAGACGGAGTGCGTTTAGCGAACAGGATCGTGGAGACGGGCGGTGCAACTTCGTTCGGCGTTGCCCAGACGATTTGCACGGTGCTGTCAGCGATGGCGAGACGCATTTCAATCTTGGAGAACAAATAAAATGCAAATACTTGTGAAGATTTACGACGCTACGGGTTTCCCCCGAGGCGATGCCTTGAACGTCGAAATCACGGATAGTCAGAGTATCCGAGGCTTAGCACTGGCACAGCAGTTCAACACTAGTGTAACGCTGTCTCAACTAATCATCGGTCTATACGACCGTGTTGAAAAACTAGAACAAAACATTAAAGGAAAATAAAATGGGAACCGAAATAAGAACTATCCGAACGGAACTGACAGCCACACCAAAAAAACTACAGGGCGTTGCTATTCGCTACGGCGTGCTAAGTTCAACGTATATTGCACCTGGACTTCGTGAACGAATAGAGCCAGAAGCCTTCGAACGCTGTTTCGCTCAAAGAGGATTTGACTGCACGATGGATTATGACCACCAACAGTCGCAGGTGCTTGGCAGAGTTTCCGCTGGTAATCTGAGACTTGAAAACACACGCTCGGGCTTAGTCTTCGAATGCACGCCGCCCGATACTTCGTGGAGTCGAGATTTGATTTCACTCGTCCGTTCGGGGACGGTTAAAGAATGCTCTTTCGGCTTCACTTGCGACGATGGGGGCGACTCATTCGGATATGAGGACGATGACGATTTTTCGGGCGACGCCGATACCGACGACGATACGACGAACGATTACGACAACAGAAAAGTAATGGTGAGGTCTGTTCGCCAAGCCACGCTTAGAAGTATTTCGGCGGTCGTGACACCCGCTTATGGTGGCGGCGTAACTAGCGTCTACGCGCGCCAAACCGATGTACCGCAAGAAGTCCGTAGCCGTGCCCTGCGATTCTTGAACAGGTCATCCGACGAAGATGCAACTAAGTGGATTCAAGAGTACCTTTCTAACCGTATCCCCAGTCACGGATTGAGTTCGAAAGATGCTGTTAATGTGGCGAACGGTATCCTGAGGTCGTATGAACTCAGGGAAGATAATCGTTACGCCCGTAGCAACGATTTGATGCGGCAAGAACGACTTCGCCGTAGCAAGTAATAGAAATACAAACCAAAAAGTGAGGATACAAATGAAAGAGCAGCAACCCAAGAAAACTGCCCGAGAAGTCATAGACGATTTCGTTGGGCACGTGGGGCAACTTGTCAGTGACTTGGACGAGTCGGGAGCGTCGGCAGAACAAATCATAGGCGGCTTCGCAGGCCGCTATGCTTATGGGATGTTCCCGAATCTGATTATGAACGCGGTAGTGACTCGCCGAAATGTGGCGGAAGCAACTAGGCAGGGAATCAAGGCACCGATTGCCGATCCTGTCCAGCCTCAGCCGCAAGTCAAAGAGAGAGTTCCCCGCCGTTTCTTTAGAGCAGTGCAACCGCTATAACGAATCACTCCTGTAGTAGAAGTAAAAACCGCACTAAAACTGGAAACACAATGTCTACTATCGACACCAGAAGTTTGCTTAATGAACTAAACGTATTGTCACAGAAGAACACTCGATCTGAAAGGGACAGGAGCCGTGAGCGATTTCTGCTGGCTGCACTTGCCCAGACCAAGAACAAAATAACGCCAGATATGTTAGCGAACGACACGGAAGACGAACGCCGTGCTGTCAAGCGAATCTGGCGAGAGTTTCTAAAAGGGAATGCAGGCAACCTAAACAGTCGCATGGAGGAACTCCGAACTATAGATGTCGGCGGACTCTTCGGGCGTCCTGATGGTGCCACCTATACTGGGGGCGATACACAGACTGGAACAACTACTTCTCCAATCGCTGGCGGTGCGCTGACCGTTCCGCATACGTCGAGGGAAATCCTCTACGGCATCGGACAGGTGGACCCATTGCTGGACCCATCGGTGGTTAACGTCACTTACTCGCCGACGGGAGCTTTGCTTGTACAGCCGACTTTGGATTTGACGCAACTCACTGCACATCAGGTGGGCGACGCCGTGCAGAATTTGCCCGTGTATTCGACTGCTACTCTACCGGCAGCTAATGCATTCAACCATACGCCGTTCAAATACTGCGCGACTCCAATTCTCGCGGCGTTTGAAATCGAGCAAGACGCAGGTGCGGACTTCTTTCTTGAGAAAGTTTTGAAGCCAGCACTCGTTTACAGCTTGGCGCACGGTGTCGGAAGTGTTCTTGCCCTGACTGGCAGTGGCACAGGGGAGCCAGAATCAATCGTCAACGGTGCAGGCGCGAGTGTCTACGAAACGACAACTGGCGCGGGCACTGTTACGGCGGATGATATTTCGGCGATTTATTTTTCGCTCAACCGTGCGTATCGTCGCAACCCCAAAACGGCGTGGTTGATGAATGATGTCACTTACCAAGCCGTGCGCAAGGCTGCTGATACTAACGGGCGACCGTTGATTAACATTCAGGATGACAATGAGATGTTGATGGGGAGACCCGTTTATATTTCACCGTCATTAGGTGGCTACGCTCCGAGTCCGTATGCAACGGGGCAAATAATCTTTGGCGACCTAGATTATTTTTGCGTGGACATCGTTGGTGGCGTAGTTGTTCGCCGCAATCTTGAAACGATTTACGTCGAAAGTGGGCAAGCTTTGTACACGGGTTGGTTGCGCGTGGATAGCCACGTAGCAGTCGCAGCCGAGAGTGTGCCTCCCATTATTTTGGCAACCGTTCGATAGCATTCAGCCGTCTTGCGGGAGCGACGCTAAATCTCCCGCAACAAATCTTAAAAGGACAGAAGAAAATGGAAGAACCAAAGAGAGTTGTTGGCACTACGAAGTTTTTTAACCCCACGACTGGCTGGGGATTCACTATTCGGATATAGAAACTGGCGATGACTACCGAACACTCAACGCAGGCGACCGTGTGGAGTTTGAAATAAAGAAAGCAGACAAGGGTTGGAAGGCGGTCCATCTTCAGAGAATCTAAAAACCTAAGAGCCCGTGTACTGGGAGACAATCCTAGCGCACGGGCTTTTTTTACTTGATGGTGATTATGTTCGGATACTGAGCGGCTTCAGCGAGCAGAGCAGGTGTCCTGTTCTCGGGGCGAGCCAGCATGTTGAAGACAGTCCAAGCGCGCATGTATGCAGGCGTCGGCGTGAAATTATTCTCGGGCGCATTCGGGATTGGATGTGGAAGTTTCACGGAAAATAGTCTACTGCAACAACTGCACCGCCAGCAATAGTACCCGCGATCTAAAAACCAATGGCCCCGCGCAATCACACAGTCGCGCTAGTTATGATTTGGTATCGGCCAACCCAACAAAGATGTGATTTTCGGTGACCCGTCATGTCGCATATAGTACAAGATGCTCGAAAGGTCTTGTTTTTGCGATTCGGGAGAACGACATGACACTATTTTACGTTGCTGTTCACGATTTTCGGGCATCTGAGGGTCAACTAATTGGAAAAGGCACGGAATTTAATGTCAAGGATACATCAACCGATCCCGTGGAAATTTCGATTGATAATTTGCCGTTTCATGTCAGACGGGATACGTTCCTTTCCTCAGCCCGACCGAAGACGAAAGCCGAATGGAAGGTTGAAGGAGACGGTCCATCAACAAAGATTCTTGCGGAGTGCTCGGCACCCGGCTGCCACAGCATCTTAACTTTTGGTGGTGAAATCCATGAGGCACGCAAGTTGAAGTTCTTGCACAATCTCTGCGGCGGTCTAGTTGAAAATATTCCGCTTCACATCTGGCAAGAGTACCGTGACAAAAAGTTTGACCCGGACAAAGCTGTTCAGACATGATGACAAAAAAGCTCTTGTCAATTTAAGCTAGCTTCGAACGGCTGCCCTGCTAGGATTTGACGCGCAAATTCGCTTAAGATTGACGACTGTTTCTTCTATTGTTTGCCCGCGTCTTTTCTTTCTGATCGGTGCAACTCTTCGATAGTTTGCGACGC